GCATGGCCAGTGATTGGTGGACCAGAAAGGTCAGCTGCATAGACTCGCCCAGGGTGAGCGATGACTATGTGAGCGAGATGGCCAAGCGCTTTGGCGAAGAGAGCAACGCCTTTCGCGTGCGCGTGCTTGGCGAGTTTCCGCAGCGCGACGACGACACGGCGATTCCGCTCGAGCTCGTTGAAAGCGCGCAGCGGCGCGAGGTTGTCGTCACTGAAGACGAGCCGATCGTGTGGGGCTTGGACGTCAGCCGCTTTGGCTCTGACCGCAGCGCGCTTTGTAAGCGCCGAGGGCGCGAGCTCATGGGCATACAAACCTGGCAGGGCTTGGACTTGATGCAGCTATGCGGGGCGGTGGTTGCCGAGTATGAAAGCCAGCAGCCACGAACGCGGCCTGTTCAGATAAATGTGGACTCGATTGGCCTTGGCGGTGGTGTGTGCGATCGCCTGCGTGAGCTCGGCCTGCCGGCGGTAGGCATCAACACCAGCGAGAGCCCAAGCAGCAAGGCGACTTACATCAACCTGCGCGCCGAGCTCTGGTTTAAGGTGAAAGCCTGGCTCGAGGCCCGCGACGTGTCGCTGCCCCAGGACGACGACCTGCTCGCGGAGCTCGTTAGCGCCAAGTACAAATTCACGAGCTCCGGCAAGATGCAGCTGGAAAGCAAAGACCAGATGCGCAAGCGCGGGCTGCGCTCGCCTGACTTAGCCGACTCGTTGTGCCTGACATTTGCCAGCGACGCAATGACGCTCAGCGGCGTGATGAGCGCGGCTAGCAGCTGGCAGAAACCGCTCAGGCGAGGGCTGTCAATTACCTAGCTGGTAAAATTAACCCCAATGAAATCGGCATATATGGGGGCTCGAGTGGCGCATACAGACCAAAAGACCTATCGACGTGGCCCAGGCGGCGTGCAAGACGCTGCAAATGACATCGCCAAGATGCTCTACAAAAAAGCGCCTGCGAAGAAGCCAAGCAAGAAGGGTAAGTAATTGGCAAAGCTGGACGGCCTAACGTCGCTAGCTGGCGGTCTGATTGATGACGCAACCCTAGCGAGCTTGCGAGCAGCTGATGCTGCAGACGCGGCTGCGAACCAAGGCATCCTTGGCTACCACGGTTCTCCAGCTGATTTTGAACAATTCCAATTCAACAAATACATGGGCACTGGCGAAGGCGCGCAAGCCTATGGCCGTGGTGGCTATTTTGCTGAAAGCGAAAATGTTGCTGAAGAGTATTTAAGGCAGCTGACTCCGCGCAATTACGACTTTGAGAATTACCTACTGCTCGAAAACGAAAGGGCGCTAAATGCAGGCGACTATACCCGAGCAGAACTGATCGAGCGTGCAATGATGCACGATCGTCCGCGAGACTTTCGGGAGCGCGCGAAAGATTTTTATTACGATCAAGACTACAGGTCTCAGGCAAACGCCTTTGCCGATGAGATGGAAGCCTTTCGCGACAGTGAAGGCAAGCCGGTCAATTTTGGCAACATGTACCAGGTACGCATTCAAGCAAATAACGACGAGTTGCTTGATCTTTTCGCGCCGCTTGATGAGCAACCACCAGGCGTGCAAGCCAAACTAGAAGCAACTGATTGGTTTGAGACTGTATCTAAAATTCTTAACACATATGCCCAAGAAAACCCTTATGGCATGGAGTTGCTTCGCTATCTAGAAAACGACGGTTCCGAATTTGCTGCGCAAACACTGCAAGACGCTGGGCTGAAGGGTGTTCGCTATTTAGACGGTAATAGCCGTAGCAGGCGGCGCGGTCAGCAAACGGAAAACTACGTTATTTTTGACGACAAGTACGTCGATATTGCAAAGAAATACGGCATCCCATTGGCCGCGATGACCACGCTATCTGCAGCGCCACAAGACGCTGAAGCCGGAATCGTCACAGCCTCATTGTCGCCGGTCTTGCGTGCGTCGATGGACAAAGTGTTGCGTGGCGAAGAAGTCAGCAAGAGCGAGCTCAATTCCGTTAACAAGTACCTAGGGGAAATAGCCGCTGATCGCACGGCATTTGGTCGGCGCGAACGTATGCGCATGACGCCTGGCGCGTCGCAAGACGTAGACGTCATGCAGCGCGATATCATCACGCCCGAATCTATGCAGGGTGAAATGCTGGTGCCGATACAGGGCGACGCCAGTATTGCCGGTGGGATTTTGGACAATGTCGAAGGCGTGCCGCTAGACGCGCCAATTCAACTTCAAGGCGGGCCTAACTACCCGTTGATGAATTCTTATGGCAACAACTTGTTGGGCTGGGCGTCAATGCGTGACGCAGCCCAAACAAAGCAAAACCAGATTACCAGGGCGGGCTTGTTAGGCGACGACGTGCGCGGCGTGTATGCGCGCATGGGTGACGAGGCAATGAACTTCAACACAATGGTTGCTGAAGCGATGGTGCGCCAATTGCCAGCATTGCAACTGCCGAAGAAAGAGATCGCCCGTTTTAACAAAGACATTCGCGGCTCTGTGCCTGACTTTGCTGGCGTTGAAACCGCTGAAGGATTAGCACAACTAAAAGGCCAATTGCCTGCAACCAAAGAAAACGGCAAAGCAATTTCTTCGTCTGATCTACGCAAATTGGTCGTCGGCAGAATGTCGCTTAAAAAAGAATACGGCAACAAAGGCTTTCCCAACTACGAAGACACAGTGCGCGCCTTGACGGAGCCAGAGCTACGCGGGCTCGAAAGAGGCGACAGTGGCTTCAGCACAATCAGGGGCATGCCTGGCGAGAATCTACTGGATAACGCTTACCACGACACCTACTCGCACGGCATCCCTGGCATCTATGCCGGCGGGCTCGAGGAAAGCGTGCCGCTGCAAGTCATGTTTCCAGACCTATTCAGAGCCACTGGCGACAAGGTAATAACGAAAGAGAGCTCAAAGCGCTTTGGCGAGCCTCTTAACGCGCAAGAGCGTGTTGGCGCCGTGTTGATGGGCGGCGACGCCCAGAAAGCCGATCAGCAGTGGCTAGACGGCGTCATGAAATATCTTGAAGACAAAAAGAAGATGGGCCGTGCTGCCGCAATCGCAGCTGCTACGTCTTCTGGCAATGCGATGGCGATACCGCCTGAAGACTTAGATATACAAAACGAGATTGATGCCCGCCGTGCCGGCGGCAGAAAGTATCGCCGCGACAACCCGCCAAGCGGACTGCTTGCAGCAGAAGCGCAAAGCCAAGTCTTACCGCGCGCTGCAGAAGCAGGCCAGGGCTTCGTATCTGGCTTGTTGAGCGGCATAGACACGTTCGTGCAAGGCATGGCCGCACCAGATCCACGGGCCGCGATCGCGTCTCCGCAGGGCTACGGCCAGCAAATGGATAGTTTTATTCAAAACCAACAACTACCGCCGACGCAAAACCCAAATTCCATGATGAGCACGCCTGCGATGCGCGGCCTGCTAGACCAGCAGTACATGGAAGACCCAGCTGAGCGCGCTGCTTTTCGCGCGCCGTTTGAGGCATTTGGCGGCCTATTGGCACCTTACGGAATATAACGATGGCAGAACTATACGACGACGAATTCATTGAAGAAGACATGGGCATGGGCGACGAAGAGATCCAGGCCGCAATCACGCTCGCCATCGAAGATGCCGTGGACTTCATCGACAACACTATTTCGCCAGTGCGCGCAGAGGCAGCTGAGTATTATGCCGGCGATCCCCTGGGCAACGAAGAAGAGGGCCGCAGCACCGCACAAACGATGGACGTGCGCGATACCGTACAGGCGATGCTGCCGTCTCTTATGCGCATTTTCTGTGGCTCTGACCACGTTGTGGAATACGCACCGACCGGCCCAGAAGACGTCGAGATGGCCAAGCAGGCGACCGACTACGTCAATTACATACTGAATCAGGATCAAGACCAGAGCTACATCGAGATCATCTACGCGACGATGAAAGACGCGCTGGTGAAGGGCTCTGGCTTTATCAAGTATTGCTACGACGAGTCGGAAAAGACGCAGAGCTACGAGCTCGAGAACCTAGACGACCAGGCACTGGCTGCGCTTAACAGCAACCCTGACGTCGAAATTGACATGCTCAAGAGCATGACGTCGAGCGACAATCCAGAGGCGATGCACTCCGTTCGCGTCACGCACCGCAAGAAGGTTGGCAAGATCAAGGTCGAGTCGGTGCCGCCAGAAGAGATTGTGATCAACCGCAATGCTCGCAGCCTGGAAGACGCTGACCTGGTCGCGCACCGCGCTTACCTGACCATCAGCGACATGGTCGAGCTCGGCTACGACGCCGACGAGATTGAGCAATACGCCACCACCAGCGACACAGACTTTGAGCTCTTTAACGTCGAGGCCCGCGAGCGCTACCAGCAGAGCTCGTTTGAAAACTCAGAGATGGTGCGTCGCGTTCTCTACGTCGAGGCATACGCCAAGATCGACACAGACGGCGACGGTGTGGCTGAACTGCGACGTATTTGCTGCGCTGGGCCCAATTACGAAATCTTGCGTAACGAGCCGACCGACATGGTGCCGTTTGCGTTTTTCTGTCCAGACCCAGAGCCCCACGCGATGTTTGGCATGTCGATCGCCGATCTGACGATGGACATACAGCGCATCAAGACCGCCGTGTTGCGGGCAAGCCTGGACAGCCTGGCGATGAGTACGCACCCCAGGGTGGGCATTGTCGAAGGCCAAGCGAGCCTGGAAGACGTGATGAATAACGAAGCTGGCGGCGTGATCAGAATGCGTCAGCCTGGCGCCGTGGTGCCGTTCAATTTGCCCTTTGTCGGCAAAGAAGCCTTCCCGATGCTGGATTACCTAGACCAGATGCGTGAGAACCGCACCGGCGTGAGCAAGGCAGCTGATGGCCTTGACCCTAGCGCATTGCAAAGCAGCACGCTTATGGCCGTGCAGCAGACGATTGGCGCCGCTCAACAGCGCACCGAGATGATTGCCAGGCTGTTCGCCGACGGCGGCATGACGCGGCTCTATAAGGGCTTGCTGCAGCTGATCATCAAGCACATGGA